ATCCACAAGTTGATTGTATTGGCGAGTTTTTTCGTTATATTTCTGAACGGTTAATTTGTCGGAATCCACGAATTTATAATCGTTCAGTATGTTTTGTATTTGTTTTTCGTGTTCTCTTTTTTTTTTATTAATTAACTTGGGTATTTCCGAATTTAATCTTAAGTATTCGTTTATGGTGGATACCGGCGTTTTTAAACAGTGGATGACTTCTTCAAACTTATTTAATTCGAGTTTAACATTATTTATTTGTTCTTGTATTTCATTTAATTCTTGGTCGATATCTTGTTGAATCATACTTTTTTTGGTAAATTCCAAAATAAACAATTCTTTGTTTGTGTCGTTGTTATGTAAATCTACCAAATTTAACAACAAATTATACGAGATTTTAAATTTGGAAACTAATACTTGAGGTTGTCCCTTCATCATTATTTTATAGTTTACTAAATCTACGTTTTTAAAAAGGTTATTAAGATGTATGACGTGGCCGATAGTATCAATTCCTCTACGTCCGGCTCTTCCTGCCATTTGAGTATATTCGTGAGAATGAAAAAACCGAGAGACATGTCCGTCATATTTATTAATGTCTGTGAAAATAACAGTTTTGGTAGGCATATTTAGTCCTATCGAGAACGTTTCGGTCGCGAATAATAGTTTAATGTATCCTTTAGAATAAAGCAACTCAACCATTTCTCGTAATATAGGCATAACACCCGCGTGATGAATTGCAATTCCTTTTTCTAATAAGGAAACCATATTTATATATTCGGGTAATTCCAGATATTCTTTATAGTTAGGGAGTTTCCGTAATATTTGTTCGCACTCTCTTTGAATGATATAGGGCACTTTAGAATCGTCTTCCAATAAAACGGTGGTTACTTCTTTGGCGCATATTTCAATCGTTTTTCTCGATAAAACGAAACATAATGCGGGTAACATGTTATTCTCAACCATATGTTGTGTTACTTGATTTAGAACGTGTTGGCGTTTTACATATATGTTTTTATCACTGAATAATTTAAGCATTTTCGTCATTTTAAAATAATGTGTCTCGTTAAATTCTCCCTTGCTTGATTGAATAACAAACGGTTTATTCGTGAGTGACCGTATTTCATCTTGTTGAGATTTATCCTTTATTGCTTTAAAAATTCCGTTATTAGTGGTTATAAAACTGTAATGAGTTAAAGGCACATTTCGTATCGTTTCGGTAGCTAAGTAAACCTCTTTGGTTGTATTATGTCTTGTTTCGCACCATAACGCGAATTTTTTGGGTTTATCGAGTGTTGCTGAAAGCATAACCATTTGTATTTGTTCAGGTAATATCATAATAGTTTCTTCCCATACGTGTCCTCTATCCTTATCGTTTATATAATGAACTTCGTCCATGATTACGCAACCGACCTCTTTTTCGATATCAATATTAAAAGACATTGACGATATTGTATCTGGATTTTTGTTTAAGGAGTTGTTGTAATACATTTGGTTTAATAATATTTCCGAAGTCATAATAAGAACATCGGCTTCAGGGTTTGTTTTAATATCTCCGGTTAATATCCCGAAAGATATATTGGGATATTTCTGTGTAAATTCGTAGAATTTTTGGTTAGATAGCGCTTTAATAGGACTGGTATAAATAACTTTTTTTCCTAAAGATACAAAATAATCGATTGCAAAGTCGGCTACAAGTGTTTTTCCGCTTCCAGTAGGAGCACATACTAAAGTATGGTTTCCGTTAACAATTCCCTCAATCGCGTATTTTTGAAAATTACTTAATGGAAATGAGTATTTTTCAAAATGTGGTTTATAAATTTCTTCGTTTGTTTTTGGATAATTAACCGAGCAAACTTTTACCATTCAATAACAATAATAAACAGAGATAAACAGAGATAAACAATATACACATTAATGTTTAAATTAGTTTCATATTGTTATATCACTCGGATTGGCGTTGTAGTCTAATTTTTTGCTTGAACGTTTCCGCATCATTAAATAAATATAATTTAAAGGTATGTTTTGTGTAAATCTCCAAATCGTCGTTTAAACTGAAACTACTGTAAAGTTTGAGTTCTGGTAAATATACCATAAATTTGAATAATGTTTCGTTTTTATGTTTTTGTTCATAAACATATCCATCATAGAGTTTATTCGTTATTTCCGGCGTATTCATATATAAATTTAGTAGGGAACATTCGTTTTGGACTTTACGAATAGACCGCATAGTTGTATTAATATATTCCAATTCATTTATCCATTTATTTAAAAAAATGTATGCGTTGTCAGATAAAACAATATTATTATTTCTTTGAAACTGAATACTGTTTAATAAATCCACAATTCTTCTAATTGGACTTGTAATATGAATATACGCGTCTAAGTCTAAGGTTTGATGTTTTATGTTATCGCAACTATATTTACCTGAAACGTTGCTATACGGATAAACAATATTACGAATATTTTCGGGAAGGTTTGTTTCTGTAATGGTTGTGGTAGTGGTTCTAAATATCCCGTTGTTATGTTTGGTCATTTCGACCGCGCAATTGTAATTCATAAGAATCATAAGATAAGATACAATTTCGTGACTATCTGTTAATTTATGAATATATTTATGATTGTTTGATAAAATGTGCGTGATTTGTAATAAGTGTTTATAATTCGGGTTATTTAATAATGCGGGTTCTTCATAAATGTAATTTTTGCTTACTTTAATGAGACAATTACTATAAGCAATGTTAATTACCGAGTTGTGTTCAATAAATATATCCATAACTAAAGATACACGGGTTTCGTTTTCTTTAAGACTACACAACCCATCCGATAATATTGAGGGTAACATCGGTATTTTTTTATCTGGAAGATAAATCGTTGAGATTCGTCTTGAAAATGAATTCCATAAATCAAGTGTGTCTATTAAAATAGAAACATTAGATATATAAACGCTTAATTGTGTGATTTCATTTGTGATTTGTTTAATACTAAACGCATCATCGAAATCCGTGCAATTTTCGGGGTCAATCGTGAAAATATTCCATTCTTTAGTTCTATTTTCTATAGTTGGATATTTATGAATAATGGAGTGAATGATGTTTTCATTGTTAGCGTGTTTTGTATCTTTTGTAAAATTTTTTAGAGAAAAGTTCAATTGTTTACAATGAATTTGATACTCGTAAAAATTGGATAAGTTGTCAACGTCGCCTATGGTATGTTGAATAATTCCATATGGATGTTTATTATCCCAATTTGAGTATGTGAATATGACATATAAATTATTAAATCTTTTGGAAAATCCTACATTTTTAAATTCATAATGAACTAAAAATATAGGTAGGGTTTTATCATCCGGAACACATTTATACATGAGTTTTCCGTTCGTTTTGTGTCGTCCGTATGTTTTGTTATCTTTTAATATTAATATTCCTGGAATTGTTCTTCCATCCATTGAAGCTTTAAATGTCAACATTTATATGAATAATTAAAGGCGAACTATTTAACACATTTTAATTAAATAAGTTTGAGGGTTCCGGGTCTTTTACGACGGGTGGTTCGTCGGTATTTTCATTAGTGGCTGGTTCAATTTCAGGTTCTATAGGAGGTATGTTAATAGATACTTTTTTGGTCATGTCTCTTTTTACGTTTTGTATTTGTAGAAGATGCATTCCAAAATACGGAGAAATCGCGATATTATTCATATAGGTGCGATACCTAAAACAAGAGATACTTGTATTATTTCCTAATTTGATACTATACCACCAAAAAGCAGGTATATATATTGTTTTACCTGGTTGAAGCGTTATTTCAAGGCACTTAATCTTATCAAAATCGGCAGTATATTGAGGTTGAACGTTCCAAGGATTAATTGGTGAATTAAATTCAAAATTATCATAGTCGTATTTTGGGTATAAATATCTCGTGCTTTTAGGAGGCGATAATTTAATGGTTGCCGAACCTTGTGTCAACAAGAAAAAATTTCTATAATTGATTTCATACCTAAATGGAGTGAAACAATTATTACTTCCAAGTATAATATCGTATTCACAATTAGAAACCATATAAGGGCGTAGATATTCGTCGTAATATCTCATATTTTTAATAACTCCCGATTCTTGTAAAAATTCGTTATTATTCTCGGAGTAATAACCTGATGTTTTATCTTCGTCAAATAATTTAACTGCGGAACGAATATGAAGTGGTATAAATAATTCGGTGTTTGTATCTGCGTCGTTATTATTGCGTATTTTTATTTCAAACGCGCTATAATTATCGTGTAGGTATGTTTTGTTTGTGGTTTCCATTATTTTATTATTTTCAAAGTCGAATAATACGGGTTGTCTAATATCGCATATTTCTTCAAATTTATCCTTTGATGCCGTGTCAAACTCATACATTTCCAAATCATCCGATGTTTTTAAATGGAATTGTATGTGTAAATAAACAAATAATATTAAACAAAATACGAAAAAACTGATTATTATTTTCATTAGAGTATTAAATACAAACAATACTAAAATTTAAAAACTATGACGAGTTTTTAATAATTTGGATTTTTTGTTGTGTATTTTTGTCTATAAAACATGATATAAGGTTGTAAAGTTGCGCGAACATAAATGAAGCATCATAAATAAAACATTTTTCTAATTTATCCGGGAATTTGTTTTTTAACGTTTCGGCAAAAAATTTAATGAAATTTAAATGCTTATCCAATTCGGTTAAAGTAATTGATTTTATGTATAGATGCACGTTTAACGTTTGTCGTTTCATTAAACACGTTTCAAAAACATCAATAATATGTTTCATTACAATAGAATAGGTGCTTGATTTTCCTATATGTTTAAAACAGTCATAATTTAATATTATTTCTTCATCTAAATTTATATAACATAACCCGTTTAATACTTTGAAAAATGATACGTTTTTGTCCAACGGTTGTTCTGTATTTTGTTGTATATGATATGATGACATTCTATAATAATATAATATTCATTTTTATATTATATTACACATTATTTGTTTAAATTTCTAAAACATTCATTTCTTGGTTTAATGATTCGGGTTCTTCTGGTTCTTCATGTTCATTCACTTCGGGTTGTTGTTCTAAAATGTTGGTTTGTTGTTCTAAAATGTAGGTATCGTGTGAGTTTACCATTTGTATAAGGTCCGTTAATTTTGAATTTATATCGGAAGATAATTTTTCGTGTTTAAGAACCAACTTTATCAATAAATCCTTTGTATCTGTTAAATCGGTTTCGCACTTTAATAATCTTTCGTGTATTTTTAATTGTTCTAGAGAATTCAATCTTGTGTTTATAATTTCAAAAACGTCTGAATTTGCGTTATTGGTGTTCTGATTATCACTAAATGGACTTATGGTTGAATAATCGCCGTTTTCTTGTAATTTACTAATAAATTGTTCTATTCTGGATACTCGGATGGTTGTTAATCCGATCGCGTCGGAAATAGATATTTTAGGTTTTTCAGTTATTTGTGGTTGCTGTTGGCGTTGTTGTTGCTGGCGTTGCATATTTTGTGGTGGTTGTCGTTGCATATTTTGCGGTGGTTGACGTTGCATATTTTCCGGAGGTCTTCTTGATGTTGATGCTGCTCTACTTTTCATTAATTATATTAAATATATTGTTTTTGAATAACTTACGCGCAACGCCATATTTATTTGTTTTGCTAAAATGTTAATTTAATTTCTTTTTATACTTCATATGGAAAGTTTAGATAATACAACAAAATCGGCAACAGGTTTTTTTAAACACGTTTTAAATTTCGACGAAGACTCAAAATCGGATATGTTAAATGTTATTCAATACTCTATAATTTCAATTATCCCAATTGTAATTTTAAATAAATCGATGCAGAAATATGTTCCCGAAGCTGATGAACAAAAGAGCAGTTTTGAAATTTTAGCAGAAGTCGTAATTCAAATTATTTGTATATTTATTGGATTATTACTGGTTCATCGTATGGTTACTTATATTCCAACATATAGTGGTATGTTATATCCAGAATTTAATGTTATTTTTATAGTTTTAGCTGTGTTGATGATTACTATGAGTCTTCAGACAAAATTGGGGGATAAGATAAGTATTATAACGGATAGAATGGTTGAATTATGGGAAGGTAAAAAAGATAATAACCAAAAAGCGGGTAAACCTGTAGTAAAGGTTTCACAACCTATCTCTCAAGAAAAACAACAAATTTATAATGATGGAACCGCAATAAATCAATTACCAAGTAATAACACCAACTATTCACCAAATAAAGACAACGCTGTTCAAATGCCAAATTATAATAATATGTATAAGCAAGAACAAACCCCGTTAGTAGGGGCTTCTTCTCCTAATGATGAGAATTTTTCGAATGGTGAAAATATTATGGCGGCAAGTGATGTGTTAGGCGGAGCATTTAGTAGTTTTGGTTCATGGTAAACGGTTTAAATAAATAATTAATAATTTATATTATAATGGACGTAAATAAATTATTAAAGGCGTTAGATAACGAACAAAACGAATTGATATTTAATTATACGAGTAATAAATTAAATAGAATAAATTTAGAAATATTAAAAGAGTTGAATTTGAGCAAAGATATATTGAAGGAATACTTAATAAAATTAAAAACGTATATTTATGTGGATGAAATAAACGTTTTGAAATATGGAACTTATTTGAAATGGATATGTTTAAATAACCCAGACAGTTTAGTATTATCTAGAGGCGCTGTATTCTGT